TCAATCAATAAGCCCTAGTTTAAGTCCGTCCATTTCAGAAAGTATCAGTCCTAGCTTAAGTCCGTCAATTAGTGAAAGTTTATCACCGAGCTTGAGTCCATCATTGAGTTCAAGCATAAGTGAAAGTATTTCACCGAGTATTAGTCCAAGTGTTAGTCCTAGCCAATCGATTAGCCCTAGTTTAAGTCCTAGTATCAGTCCTAGCTTATCGCCTAGTATTTCTCTATCGGTAAGTCCAAGTCAAAGCATATCTCCTAGTTTATCACCTAGTCTAAGTGAAAGTTTAAGTCCAAGTATTTCCCAGTCATTTAGTCCTTCATTGAGTCCGTCTATTTCGCCAAGCATTAGTTCTTCTATTAGTCCGTCTGTTAGTCCAAGTCAAAGTTTGTCGCCATCATTAAGTCCGTCAATAAGCTCATCAATTAGCGAAAGTATTTCATCTAGCATTTCTCCGTCAATCAGTCCTTCGATTAGCCCTAGTTTAAGTCCATCAATAAGTATTTCAATCAGTCCTAGTCTTTCTCCTAGTATTTCTGAATCATTGAGTCCGTCATTATCACCAAGCATAAGTGAATCGCTAAGTCCATCGTTCAGTCCTAGTATTTCACCTAGTTTGAGTCCTTCCGTCAGTCCAAGTCAATCCTTAAGTCCAAGTTTATCACCGAGTTTAAGCCCAAGCCTTTCACCTAGTATTAGTCCAAGTACCAGTCCTAGTCAGTCGATTTCACCAAGTTTAAGTCCGTCAATATCAGAAAGTTTATCACCGAGTTTATCTCCATCTATTAGTGAAAGTTTAAGTCCTAGTCTATCTCCTAGTATTTCTGAATCATTGAGTCCGTCTTTAAGTCCTAGTATTTCTCCGTCAGTTTCTCCAAGTGAATCTATCAGTCCTAGTTTATCTCCTAGTTTAAGTGAAAGTTTAAGTCCATCGTTAAGTCCTAGCCTATCACCAAGTATTAGTCCGAGTACAAGTCCTAGCCAATCATTAAGTCCGAGCCTAAGTCCGTCATTAAGCCCTTCATTGAGCCCAAGTATTTCTGAATCGTTAAGCGAAAGTTTAAGTCCGTCTATTAGTCCTAGTGTTTCGCCATCAGCTAGTCCACCTGTTCAATCAAATTTAAAAACAAATCTTTGGAGTATAACATTTGTTGGACCAAGTTTGTCTCCGTCAATCAGTCCTAGTATTTCACCTAGTTTGAGTGAATCTTTAAGTCCTAGTCTATCACCTAGTTTGAGTCCATCGATTAGTCCTTCGGTATCGCCAAGTCAAAGTTTAAGTCCATCATTGAGTCCTTCGATTAGTGAGAGTCTGTCGCCATCTTTGAGTCCAAGTTTAAGTCCTAGTTTATCTCCATCATTTAGCCAGAGTCTTTCACCAAGTATCAGTCCTTCGGTTAGTCCAAGTCAATCGTTAAGTCCAAGTCTTAGCCCATCATTGAGTCCAAGCCTTAGCCCATCGATTAGTCCATCAGTCTCACCGAGTCAGTCAATCAGTCCAAGTCTATCGCCAAGTATTTCGGAAAGTCTAAGTCCTAGTATCAGTCCGTCAGTAAGCCCAAGTGAAAGTATTTCACCATCATTGAGTCCAAGCATTTCGGAAAGTCTAAGTCCATCGTTAAGTCCAAGTCTAAGTTCTAGCATTTCTCCGTCAGTTTCGCCAAGTCAAAGTTTGAGTCCAAGTTTATCTCCGTCTATCAGTCCTAGTTTATCTCCGTCTATTTCACCATCAGTAAGTCCTAGCCAAAGTCTAAGTCCGAGTTTGTCACCTAGCTTGAGTCCTAGCTTAAGTGAATCATTGAGTCCAAGCATTAGTCCATCAGTTTCTCCTAGTCAATCGTTAAGTCCAAGTCTTAGTCCGAGTTTGAGTGAAAGTCTATCTCCGTCAATCAGTCCATCAGTTTCGCCAAGTCCTAGTTTATCTCCTAGTCTAAGCTCAAGCTTGAGTCCATCATTGAGTCCAAGTTTAAGTGAATCATCTAGCCCATCAGTTTCATTTAGCCCTAGTTTATCACCTAGTTTAAGTCTTAGTTTATCACCTAGTTTAAGCTCAAGTATTTCTCCGTCAATAAGTCCATCAGTTTCGCCGAGTGAGAGTTTAAGCCCGAGCCTTAGTCCTTCAATAAGTGAAAGTATTTCATCTAGTATTAGTGAGTCATTAAGCCCGTCAATTAGCGAGAGTATTTCACCTTCCGTTAGTCCTAGTCAGAGTATATCGCCAAGTTTATCACCATCGTTAAGCCCAAGTATTTCTGAATCATTGAGTCAGTCATTAAGCCCGTCCATTTCGGAAAGTTTAAGTCAGTCATTAAGTCCAAGTTTATCGCCAAGTTTAAGTCCTAGTTTTTCTCCGTCAATAAGTCCGTCAGTAAGCCCAAGTCAATCCTTAAGTCCTAGTTTATCACCGAGCCTTAGCCCAAGCTTTAGTGAATCATTGAGCCCATCGATTAGTGAGTCGATTAGTCAATCGTTAAGCCCAAGTTTGAGTTCGTCATTGAGTCAATCACTAAGTCCTAGTTTGAGTCCTAGTATTTCGCCTAGTTGTTCACTTAGTTGTTCACCTAGTATTAGTCCGTCATTAAGCCCGTCACCTAGTATTAGTCAGAGTATTTCACCTAGTTTAAGTCCATCCGTTAGTCAATCACTAAGTCAGAGTTTAAGCCCATCAGTTAGCCCATCAGTAAGTCCTTCCGTTAGTCCATCGATTAGTCCATCTCCATCAGCAGGAGTTTATACATTAAAAGATAATATATTTAGTAAAAAATTAGATTATAGTATAAAAGCAAATGTTTATACTAAGAAAATAAGATAAAAAATATGGCATATACAAATAAGTCAAATATTCAGAATTACCTAATGATAGATATAAGTGATTCTTTTGATACCCAAATTACAGCATGGATTTCAGCTGCTGAAAACTATATAAATAACTATACGAATAGACCAGAAGGATTTGAAACAAGTACAGATGAAACAAGATATTATGATGGAAATGGATTAAGAGAGATTCAGATAGATCACTTTACGACTATTACGAGTGTTGATATTTTAGAACTTCAAGGTGATGATTCAGAATTTTCACTTACTGAAGGAGCAGATGATGATTATATTACATTTCCTTATAATGAAAGTCCTAAATATAAACTAATCCTTACTTTAAATTCATCACCAGGTTCATTTTTTAAAGGAAATAAAAGAATAAAAGTAGTGGCAGATTTCGGATTTTCAAGTACCGTACCAAAAGATATAGAACTAGCAACAACAATGCTTGTAGCAAAGATAGTAGAAAAAGGTCAACGTGGAGGAGATGTCCAACAAGAAAGATTAGGTGATTATAATGTCGTAATAAATCAATTAAACAAAGATGCAATTGAGTTAAATATCCCTCAAATGCTTAACAGATATAAAACAATAGAAGTATAAATATATGGTTAGATTAAGAAATTTAATGACAAAAGAAATAGTTATAGCAAGAAGAGTAACTACCTCAGGAATGAAATTAGCCTACACAACTGTCACATCGGTTAAAGCAGATTTTCAACCATTAGGTAGTAGAAATTCCCAAAACTTTGATGGGTCTTTTAATAAGACAATACGATTTTATTTCCCAGGTGATGCAGGAGTTCAAGAAGGTGATAGATTAAGAGATTCTAATAGTAATTTTTATACGGTTGCCACTGGAGGGGTTAACCGACGTACACATGGATCAATTGATTTTTTGGTCGTGGATACAGAACAATAATAATCAATAGATTATATATGGCTACAATTAAAATAACAACAAATATAAAACAAATACAACAGGCTTTTGCTAAAGCACCTGGTTTAACTGAAAGAAGAATTCAGGGTGCTATTAACTTATCTGGTATAGAAGTAAGAAGATTAATGAAAAGTGAAGTACCTAAAAAATCAGGGAAGTTAATGAGATCTATTCAAGCTATTCCTGGAAAATTTAAAGTAAGAATTGGTCCGAATTTAACTGATGCTCCACATGCTATTTTTGTGGCATTGGGAACCAAGGCTCATATAATAAAGCCGAGAAATAAAAAAGCTCTGTGGTGGACTGGTGCTCAACATCCAGTTAAGTTAGTACATCATCCGGGTACTCAACCAAACCCTTATGTGGATCGAACTGCTATAAAGGCACAACCGGTGGTTAGTAAGATTTTTAGACTTTCTCTTCAACAATTAATGAAAGATATTAGTGTAAGATGATTATTAGCATAATCATATAAAAATAGTTATTAAAATAATAAATATATAAATATGTGGACAGAATTAATGACAAGATTAAAACAGATATTAACTGATAATGATAATATTCAGGAGGTGTTTGATTACTTTCCAGATAAGTTTGATGGTGATCCAACTGCAATTATAACTCCTAGTGAAAATGAAAATGATTTTTATACTACAGATCAGAATATTAGAAATTATGCTTTTAAAATAATGCTTTTCGTTACAAGAACAGCAAAGACAAAAAATCAATCAGATACAGATATGAGAGTTTTGGTTGACTCAGTCTTAGATGACTTTGATAAAAATTGGAATCTAACGACAGTCGTAAATCCACCAGGCTATTGTTTTATAAATCTTTTTGCAGTCCCAAGTTCATGGGGCTATGCAGGTCAAGATGACGAGTATCGTTTTTCAGAGATTATCGTCAGAGCAAGGGTCGTAGTTAGCGTATCTGAAATAAGTTAAATAATAAATTAATAATAAAAGAAAGGAAATACATATATGCCAAACACACTTTGGGTCGGACGCAGACAATCCGTCGGGATTGGTCTGGAAACGACCAGAGGAGTTGGAGTATCACCAGCATACTGGTTAAATGCTCTTTCATTCTCATTTTCTGATAAACCTGTAAGGGCTAGATCAGAAGCAAGTTTTGGTGGAATATGGGGTGGTGATCAATCACCAGTAGTATTCACACCTGCAGAAGGAGAATTTGATGTAGAGTTAGGTGATCAAAGTTTCGGTGCAATCTTAGTTGCATTGTTAGGATCAATTAGCTCAGCATCTAATGGGGATGATTCTTATACTCATACATACACATTACAAAATGATAACCAACATGATTCGTTATCAATTACAACTATAGACCCAATAGGAAACTTTATCTATGAACTAGCTATGATTAATAGCTTAGAATTAACAATAGAACCAGATAGTTTAATACATTATACAGTTAACTTTATCTCAAAAGGATCAACTGATACAGCTGGTCAATCAGCAAGTTTTGGTGCTGAAAGAAAATTTGTTGGTCGAATGTTGCAGTTTAAACTTGCATCATTAACAAGTGGATTAGCAGCTGCATCAAAGATTAATCTTAAGAGTTTAACATTAAGATTTGAAAAGAATGCTGAAGCTAATCAAACATTATCTACAATCCAACCAGAAGATGTAGTAAATAAATTATTTAGTATTTCTGGAGAAATTACATTAGATTATAGTGATAGAACATATCTTAATTTAGTAAAAGAGGGAACATACCAAGCAGTAAGAGTAAATTTAACTCATACTGATGATGCTGGATCTGGTAATCCTTATGCATTTAATATTGATTTAAGTAAGTGTGATTTTGAAGATTTTGACCCAGATTTCTCACTTGATGAAATTGTAACACAGACAGTTAGCTTTACAGCACTTTATGATTCTGGAAATAACGATAACTTATTCCAAAACTGTACTCTTACCAATCAAGTTGCTAGTTATTTATAATTTTGATATTTACAAAATGTTATAAATATATTATAATGTAATAAAGGTTTATTTGATAAATTAGAAAAAATATATGAACAAAAATAAAAAATGTTATTATTGTGCTGAAGAAATTGCTATTGAAGCAAAAGTATGTAAGCATTGTGGAAAAAATCTTAAAGATGCAGGAAAACATTATCTTAAAAAAGAGATTAGTGGAGGTACTGTAATTCTCATCTTAGGATTAGGAATAGGTGGGTTTTTATATTATCCATTATGGATATTATTAATAATACTATTTATTCTATTAGTAGTAAAAAATAAATAAATTATAATTAATTTTAAGAAATTAATTAAGTAAATAAGTCTTGACTTACGAGTTATGCTATATTATTAACTCAGTCAGGACTTTTTATTTAATACAAAAAAATATGGAAAGAGAAATATTAGAAATAATAACACCTAATAGTAATCAAAAATTGAAACTTAAGAAATATCTTACTGGTAGAGAAAGTAGAAATATAACTGCTTCATTGCTTGATAATGTTTCTTATGACGATAATCAGCAACCTAAGTTTTCAGCTGAGACAATGACTAAATCTCAAGATGCTACTATTAATGAAGTAGTAGAATCTATTGATGATAAAACTGATAATATTTTAGATACTATCTTGGATATGGATGCTAGAGATTTTGATTTTATTATTGAAGAAATTAATAAGATAACTGGAAAAGGAAAAGAAATAAAAAAAGAATAGGTGACCAATATGCCAGATTATTAAGTAGTGGAAAGGCAAAAATTGATGAAGAATTATCGATGATTATATTGTGTCACGAAATGAAATGGGATTACCATACTTATATGAATCAACCATTTTGGTTCATTGAGGTATTGAGTATGAAATTAAATTTAGATGCTCAATATCAAAATAAGATAAATAAAAAACTACATGGCTGATACAAGATTAACAATATTAATAACAGCACAAGATAAAGCAACTTCTGAAATAAAAAAATTATCTTCACAAGTTAAGAAATTATCATCTGAATTGACGAAAATAAAATCTGCTTCTACAAATATCAAAAAAGTAGGTGATGCTTCTAAAAAAGCAGCGGTAGATGCTAAAAAATTAAATGATGCTGCCGCTAAATTAGTTGGTACTTTTAGGGGTTTAGGTGCATTAAGATTAGTGAAAGCGATAGGTGCTTTATTTATAATACGAAAAGTTGGACAGTTTGTTGTTGATGCAACGAGAGCTTTTGCAGCACAAGAAAAAGCAATGGCTAGACTTACAACAGTAATGACTAATGTTAGTAATGCTTCAAAGGAACAAATAGAAGATCTAGCAAAACAAGCACGAGCATTACAGAAAACAACTTTATTTGGTGATGAACTTATTATATCAGCACAGGCAATGCTTGGTACATTTCAATTAACTGCATCTGAAATTAAACAAATAACACCCCGAATATTAGATATGGGAGCAGCAATGGAAAAAGCAGGTGGTTCTGGGGTTGATTTAGAATCTATCACAATTGCGGTTGGTAAAGCAATGACATTAGGGGTTGGTTCGTTAACAAGATATGGTGTAGTTATTACTGATGTACAGAAAAAAGCATTTGAATTAGCTGACCGACAAGAAAAAGTTGATATATTAACAAAAGCACTAGATGCTAACTTTAAAGGAATAGCAGAAGGATCAGCAAAAACATTAGCAGGAGGTGTTGAACAATTAAAAAATACCTTTGGTGATTTTAGTGAAAACGTAGGTCGTGCTGCTTTAGTGTTGTCATCAGATTTAGTTCAGGCTATAGGTATCAATATCTCCGCTATGAATGAACAGGAAGCCCAAACTAACGGAATGATTATTGTGGTTAATAGATTAAAATTAGGTTATCTAGGATTAGGTTTAGCTATTTTAGAAATATCTAGTTTCTTTAAAAAAGGTAGTGCTATTGTAGGTAAAGCTATCGGTACATTTGTTGACAAGATAACGGGAATGAGTGGATCGGCAGAGTTTTTTCAAAATCAAATTGATGATGTTGATCAAAAAATGAATGCATTAAGATTGACGATTGGTGATACAGCAAATGATATTGACAAAATGAGTAGTGAACTTAAAGAAGGGACATTTGATTGGAATACCTATTTAGGTCGAGTATCGGGTGGTAGTGGAATAATGAATCAAATGGCTGCTGAAACGGAAGGTTTAACAAAAGAACAACAAAACTTGATTAAAAGTGTTAGTACATTGACGAAAGAATTTAATGATTTAGATAAAGAAGGTACTAAAGCTATTTTAAAATTAAATGAATCACATAAAAAATTCACAACAGAAACAAATCAAGGATTTGATGATTTAAATGATAAATTATCTGAAGTAACACAAGACGGTGCTGATGATATGCGAAAGTTGAGTCAAAGTTTTTTTGATACATCTACTTCAATTAATAAGAGTATTAGAGGAATTAGACTTAGAATGGCTGAGTTAAGTAAGAGTTTCGAACAAGCTAAGAATACCGATGTTAAGTCACTTGCCCAAGCATTTATAGATGCAGAAGCTAAAATAGCAGGTCTTCGTGAACAAATAAGACAGTCAACTGATTCTCAAGAGATAGTAGATTTAAAAAATAAATTAAAAGCTGAAGAAAATGCTTTAGCAAGTACTGCAGAAACCCAAGAACAATTTGCAGAACAAATAAAAGAAGCTAGAAGAAGAGCTGGATTGACAGACTTACAAAGAGCGATTGAGGATTTCAAGATTAAACGTTCATTAGCTCAAGAAGAATTTAATGCAAGAAATGCAGAACTTCAAAGAGAAAAAGGTGAATTATTAAGAAAAAGAGATTTGGAAAATAGATTATTCCTTCAAAGAGCAATTGAATTAAAACAGGAAACTGAACAGAAAGTAATGGCTGTTAAAATGGAAATACTTGAATTACAAAAAAAATCTCAAGAAGAAAGAAAGTTATTAAGAGAAAAAAGATCTTTTATTGCAGATGCTGAACAATTTTTAAGAGATGAAATTGAAAAGACAAAAGATGTTACAATAAAAAATGTAGATACAATGATTAATCGTTTTAAAGCATTAAGTAGTGCAATTAAAGAAGCTGCAGGTGCTAGTAGTAGTGCATTTGTTCCAGGATTAGGAGGAGTATCGGCAGTTTCAGGTGGTGCGGGTGGTGGTAATATAGTAAATATATCAGGTACTTTTCTTTCAGAAAATGCCGCTGAGCAAATTGTAGACCTTGTTCTTAGTAAACTTAAACAACAAGTAAGAATATAATAATATGGCTTTAACAGTAACAATTAATGAAACTGATGTATCGAAGTCTATTAAACGTAATAGTTTTACTATTGAGAATATTATCACAAGGCAAGTTGATCGGTGTCAGTTTACTTTACGGAAATATGGTTCAACACATACTTTTGAACCTATTGTTGGTCAAGAAATAATAGTACTGAATAATGGAATTAAAATATTCGGTGGAATAATTGTTAAATTTGATTTAGTGTCTGATGATAATGCAGAGTTACTTTA